AGTGGACATTTGACGTTTCAATGCTGGCTGACTGGGGCGCTTCAGGTTCATTGTGCGAGGCACTATGGACTGCGTGCGAAACTGCACCAAACACAACATTGGCCGTTTCGCTCACTGCCGTCACAGGCGCCGTTTTTGCTTTCAACGTTATGCCAGTGTTTCCAGCCGTAGGCGGGGCAGCACCAGACGCACAGACCGTTGATCTATCATTTGTAGTTGTAGGAACACCTACAGAAACATTCAGTTAAAAACTAACAATCGGGAGAAAAAATGAAACTACCAATAACAATTGAATACAACGACGGTACGCAGGCGACCTATACGGCTGCGCCACCTGAGTGGGTGAAATGGGAAAAGCACACAGGTCACACGATCAGCCAGGCACAAGAAAAAATTGGGATTTCCGATTTAGTCTTCCTGGCTTATCAGGCCATGAAGCGCGAAGCCGCTGGGAAACCAGTCAAGCCAATCGAAGCATGGACTGAAACGATCGCTGAAGTGATAGTCGGTGAGGCAAACCCAAAAGCCACCCAGTCGGAAGCCTAAACCGAATTGTTTGGGAATTGGCCATAGCGACCAATTTACCGAAAGAACAATTTGAAACGGCTGAGGACATTTTGACAGTGCTTGAAATTCTGGAAGGACGGGCAAATGGCACGTGAAGCAATCAGTTATGACAAGAATGAGTTGCGTGCCATTACCCGTTCGTTCAAAGCAATGGACGAAGAAGCAACTAACCAGGCTAAAATCATCAGTAGCGAATTGGCTGATTACGTCCGATCAAGCGTGATTGACGCGGCTGCCCTAAGTACGACAAACCAGCGAGCAAAAATTAAGATTGCCACTGGCGCGAAGGTTTCTAAATCTTCTAAAATTGGTGAAATCAATTATGGATTTGCCGCACAGAAGTTTTCAGGCGGTGGAACAACCCAGCAACTTTGGGCTGGCAACGAATTCGGTTCAAATAGATATAAGCAATTTCCAGTGTGGTCAGGCCGTGAAGGTCGTGGTTCACGCGGTTGGTTTATTTATCCAACCCTTCGAAGCATTCAACCCGAAATAGTTAAACGCTGGGAAACATCATTTGTCAAAGTAGTAAAGGAATACAACTGATGGCTGGCAGTCGTACCCTCAAACTTTCAATCCTTGGTGACGTTGACAATCTCAACAAATCCCTGAAAACCGCAACGGCTGACGTTGATTCCTTCGGCGACAAAATGGGCAAGGTCGGAAAGATGGTTGGCGCAGCATTTGTGGCCGCTGCCGCTGCCGCTGGCGCTTACGCGATCAAAATTGGCGTGGACGGTGTAAAAGCCGCGCTGGAAGACGAAAAAGCGCAACGCATTCTTGCCCTAACCTTAGAAAACACGACCAAAGCAACCAAAGCCCAAATTGCTGCCGTTGAAGATTACATAACCGAAACCGCGCTTGCCACAGGTGTCACTGACGACCAACTGCGCCCAGCCTTATCCCGTTTAGTTAGATCGACCAAAGACACAGAAGAAGCGCAAAAGTTGCTGGGTTTGGCGCTGGACATTAGTTCGGCAACGGGCAAGCCATTAGAAGCGATCGCGAATTCCTTAGGTAAAGCCTACGACGGCAATACAAATGCCCTGGGCAAATTGGGTCTAGGCATTGACCAATCAATTTTAAAAACTAAAGATTTCAACAAGGTGTATGAAAATCTTCGCGGTTCTTTCGCTGGCTTCGCAGCCCAGGAAGCCAATACGTTTCAAGGAAGAATTGAACGCTTAAATGTCGCATTTGATGAAGCGAAAGAAACAATCGGTTTTGCGTTGTTACCAGTTTTAGAAAAAATCATTCGATTCATCACTGACAACGCATTGCCAATCATTAACGCCCTAGCCGAAGGTTTTGGTTCAAAAGGTGCTGGCCTTAGCGGCATCATCACAAATCTTGGAAATACAATCGTAAATGTTTTTACGCCGATTATCAACGGACTGGTTAAGGCGTTCAATTACATCAAGGACGCAATCGGCGACAATTTAGAAGTTTTCAAAACTTTCGGCAGTTACGTTGCAACTTATCTTGCGCCAGTCATCGGGACGGTTCTTGGTGGAGCGTTGCAGGTTGCTGGCAAGATCGCAGGCGGCGTCATTGACGTCATTGCTGGCGTGGTTAAGATTTTGAATGGGTTGATCGCAGGCGCGGTTGCTGGTATCAATGCGTTGATTGGCGCTTACAATGCAATCCCATTTTTGCCAAACGTGTCAAAGATTTCAACGCCAAATGTCAGTGTGCCTTCCATCAAGACCCCAACAGTCACAACGTCAACGCCTTCAATTCCTTCAATTTCAGCGCCGTCCACTGGTGGCGCAGTTTCCAGCGGTGGCGGTGGCGGTGGCGGTGGTGTGGCAACGGCTGCAAAAACTGCCGCATTTGCAAGCGCAGGTCTGGCAGCCATTCCTTCCAATTTCAACGTCGCTGCATTCCGCGCTGCCGAAGAAGCCGATCGAGGTACGACAATCAACATCAACGTTTCAGGCGCGTTTGACAAAGAAGGCACCGCACGAACAATCGTTGACACCTTAAACAATTCCTACTATCGCGGCACAGGTGGCGCTTCCAACCTGATCGCACTATGACCCAATGGAATCCCATTTGGAAAGTGGAAATTGATGGGGTTGCCTATACCAATGCGGTTTTAGCAAATCTTTCAATTCGCAGCGGTAGAACAAATATTTATGAGCAGGCGCAGGCAGGATACGCCAACATCCAGTTGATTGATCTTGACCAGTCAATAATCCCAGTTTCAATCAATAGCAGTATTTCAATTGAAGTCAAGGATACGTCGGGCGTTTACGTCCCGATTTTTGGTGGCAGCGTTGTTGACATTGTGATTGAAGTCCGCGACGTCGGTTCGACCACATTCACACAAACCTATTCAATTACGGCGCTGGGTGCATTATCCCGACTTCAAAAGGCATTGACCGACGGCGTACTTTCAAAGGATTTTGACGGCGACCAGATTTTGTCATTGCTGACTGATTTACTTGTCAACAATTGGAATGAAGTCCCAGCGGCATTGACTTGGGCGGCTTATGACCCAACAGTTACTTGGGCAAACGCTGAAAATACTGGTCTGGGCACAATCGACACCCCTGGCGAATACGAATTGCAGGCGCGGTCGTCAGAAAGAACCAACGTTTATTCATTGGTTGCAGCACTGGCAACTTCAGGGTTGGGGTATATCTACGAAGACGCATTTGGACGCATTTCCTACGCTGACGCCATTCACCGCAGCCAATATCTATCCTCAAATGGTTACGTTGATTTGACCGCTAATCAGGCACGCGCAGCGGGCTTACGGGTTGAAACCCGCGCGGGCGACGTACGCAATCAGATCACCATTCAATACAAAAACGGTCAGGAAGCAAACGCCAGCGACGCGGCTTCAATTTCTTCTTATGGCAATTTAGGTCAGATCATTACGACAACCCTGGAAAATACAGTGGACGCCGAATACCAGGCAGATTTCTATTTGACCCTGAGAAAAGACCCGCAGCCGATCTTCAGCGAAATCACCTTCGACCTGACAAACCCAGAAATTGACAATTCCGACCGCGACAATTTGCTAAACATTTTCATGGGTGAAGCGGTGGCAATCAACGACTTGCCTGGCAACATGGGTTCAATTTTCCAGGGTTTTGTTGAGGGTTGGTCGTTTCAGGCGTCGTATAATCAACTTTCAATCTCACTCATTGTTTCGCCAGTGGCCTATTCGTTACAGGCATTGGAATGGAACGAAGTTGACCCAACAAAGATTTGGTCGGGCGTGTCGCCAACGCTTGACTGGGCGCGTGCCACAATTGTCACTTGATAAGGAGAAAACATGACTAACCCAACCAGCAATTTCGGGTGGCAAATGCCAACTTCGACTGATTTGGTCACAGACCTGCCAGCCGATTTTGAAACATTTGGTCAAGCCGTTGACACATCATTGGCCGATCTTAAAGGCGGCACAACTGGTCAGATTCTTTCGAAGGCGTCGAACACTGACATGGACTTCACCTGGGTTGCAAATGACGTTGGTGACATCACTGCCGTCACCGCTGGCACTGGTATTACAGGCGGCGGCACATCAGGCGCGGTCACAGTGTCATTCGATCAGGCAAATTTTGGCGGCGGTCAATATGCTGCTGGCAAGAACAAGATCATCAACGGCGATTTTAATATTTGGCAACGCGGGACTTCAATCAATATCGGCGTAGGTGCTTATTGGGCAGACCGCTATTCAATGGATATGATCGCAGCCGTACCTACAGGAACAGCAAGCCGCCAAGCATTTACTCCAGGAACCGCGCCAGTAGCAGGTTATGAAGGCAATTATTTTGGGCGCATAAATGTAACTGCACACAATAATTCTACCTTGCTGTTTATCAATCAAAAAATTGAAAACGTTACTACTTTCGCTGGCCAGACAATCACGGTGTCTGCTTTTATAAAAGCGGATGCAGCAACAAACATTGGCGCAAACTTGGTGCAGAACTTTGGTTCGGGCGGCAGCGGTGCAGTAGTGACAAGCATTTCTTCTTCAACAAACATCACAACTGGTTGGGTTCGATATTCTTGGTCGGTAGCAGTCCCTTCAATTTCTGGTAAAACTATTGGCACAGGTTCAAGTCTGGAAATTAGATTTAATATCCCAACGACAGGCGGATTTGTTCGCGTTGGCACTTATGATTTTTGGGGCGTTCAGGTTGAAGCAGGTTCAACTGCCACACCATTCCAGACTGCAATGGGAACAATCCAAGGAGAACTTGCCGCTTGCCAGAGATATTACTTTAGAACGCAACCTGCAGCCAGTACCAGATACACGACAGGTATGGCTAAAACTACAACAACGACCGATTTTGTTTATTCTTATCCAGTAACGATGAGAACTAGCCCATCCGCTCTAGAACAATCGGGAACTGCTGGAGATTATGGAGTGCTTTACCAAGCCACAGGCGCGGTTTGCTCGGCTGTTCCAGTCATTGTTGCGGCAAGTAACGCAGCAATAACTATAACTTTCACAGTTGCCGCAGGTTTAACGGCTGGTAATGCAACTATTCCTTATGCAGTCAATGCTACGGGTTATCTAGGATGGAGTGCTGAACTATAATGAAATACGAATTCCTACACGAAACAGACGAAGGCGTCAAGATTTATGCTCGAATAGATGATGATGGCTTATGTCGTGTTACTTGCACAGAGGATGACCGCGATTATCAGGAGTGGTTAAATCCAACGAAACAATTTACACCAATGGTTGCGGATAAATGACTTATCCAGACGGCACAAACGCCAGGTTAATTGAAGTTGCTGCCGCTGAAGTCGGCACAATCGAAGAAGGCGACAACCTGACCAAGTACGGCAAATTTACAAAAGCCGACGGTTTGCCTTGGTGCGGTTCTTTCGTCAATTGGTGCGCTGCACAGGCAGGGGTCAAAATTCATTCAGTTGTCAGCACTGCCGTTGGCGCGCATAAATTCAAAGAAATCAATCGCTGGTCAAACATTCCGCAATTGGGTTATTTGGCGTTCATGGATTTTCCACACGACGGCGTTGATCGCATTTCGCACATTGGAATTGTCGTTGGTTTAATCGACAACAAAACATGTTTGACGATTGAAGGCAACACCAGCGGCACTGGCGATCAGCGCAACGGTGGAATGGTTATGGTCAAAGTTCGGGGATTTGGTGAAGGCAAAGAAATTGTTGGTTTTGGTATTCCTAAATTCACACCTTACAAGGGAGAATTTCCTACTGTTGAAATGCCAAAAATGGCAGATAAACCAAAGAAGGAGAAAAAATGGAACAAGCCAAAGCCCTAGCAGCCTCATGGGGTCGATCATTTTTAGCGGCTGCGCTCGCCTTATACATGGCAGGTGTGACAGACCCAAAAACCCTGGCAATGGCAGGGGTTGCAGCGGTTGCGCCAGTAATCTTGCGCTGGCTTAATCCAAACGACAAAGCCTTCGGTTCAACGGGGAAGTGAACCGCAGATTCGCGGCGGCAGGGTTGGTCTGGGCACTTGCACTAACCCTGTCCGCTTGCGGATACCAAGGTTGGACACGTTATGAATGCCAGGAATTCGAAAACTGGGAGAACCCAGAATGTCAAAAGCCGCAATGCGTCCCTACTGGAACTTGCACTGACGACATCATTGGAAAAGAATTTACAAAAACCTTACCGACGCCGCACCCCTGAGGACGTCCACGCACAACTAATTTTAATTATCGGTTCAACCCTGGCGCTGGTTTTTTTGGTTGTTACCGTTGGCATAACTTATGCGCTCATTTTCGTAACCCAGCCAATCGGCGCTCAGGCGCCCAACGACGCCGCGTTTATTGATCTACTCAAAACCCTGGCCATTTTCTTGACTGGTTCATTGGGTGGCGTACTGGCGGGTAATGGGCTGAAATCTAAGCCTAAGCCCGCAGACACGCCGACAACCACGCAAGGTTCTTGACCGCGCGCCAATCATGCGTCACCCTGAGATCAGGTGGTAGCAGTTATCACCTAGAATCGGGAGAATTCAAAATGACAATCGAACAAATCATTGGTTTTGTCGTAATTGGACAATTAACCATTAGCACCCTTATTTATTCAATGGGGTACCGCGACGGAAAATCAGTTGGCTACCATCAAGGCCGATCAGTGGGCATGGCATTGGGTAAGACAAAGGCGGCCAAATAAATGGGATTCCTGGACAATTACGAAGCAAGCCGCGAAAGACTAGAACGCTGGATTAAGACCTATCCAACAGGTCGCATTGAAACAAGAATCGTCGAATTCAGTGCTGAAAAAGGTTACGTTTTGGTTGAAGCCAAAGCCTTCCGAAACCATGACGACGTTTCTCCCGCTGGCATAGATTATGCCTATGGGTACCAGGCTGCCTATCAGCCCAACATGCGCCGCTGGTTTGTCGAAGATTCGGTGACGTCAGCGATTATGCGGGTGCAACAACTGGTCATGGGTGGTGCAGAGCGCACGACCAAAGAAGTCATGGAGCAGGTCGAACGGGCGGCAGCGGTCAAGCCACAACCTGAAGCCCAACCAGATTACTGGACAACTAAATTCGAAGACCACAAGCCAATTGCAACACCGCTGGCGTCAAGCCTAGGTGAAATTGCAAAACAACTGGGCGGTGAATTAGTCGCTGAAGCGCCAATGTGCGCACATGGTCACATGGTCTGGAAACAGTCACATGACGGGGCGCCAAAGAGTTGGGGGGGTTATTTCTGCACCCAACGGAGCAAGGCAACCCAATGCCCACCACGTTGGCACGTTCTTGCCAGCGACGGGAAATGGAAGCCACAACTATGAGC